CGGCCTTATCTCCATTCGGGGATACGGACGTAAGGATCTCCCATCGTCTGAGTCGTCGATACTGATGTCTCAACTCAGTGTCGGTGGTAATATATATTACTACCTAGTCGACAGTGTGATCAGTAGTTGGACTGAAGTCCGCTACCGTGGTGCCATGCGAGCGGAGGCTAGGAACCCTAAGCTGTTCGACGAGAAACTTCTTGGTTTTGATACCAGGTCGTTCCTTCCGACAGTCTGGGAACTTATCCCCTACTCGTTTCTAATTGATTACTTCACCAATGTTGGTGATATAATCATGGGTTGGTCAAATTTGGGTGTCCGACTGGCGTGGAGCAATCGCTCCTCGCGGAAGGTATCCAAGCTTGAACAACGGACTAGACCTCACCCCACTTTTAACAGTGGGATTATAGGTTTGTCCGCTTCCCATTCGCCTGCTGAACATGTCGTAGAGGCACGCAGCGTCTCAAGGACGAAGATAACGGGCCTTCCAATGCCCGGCTTTGAACTTGAGCTTCCAGGTTCCTGGAGCCTAAAGTGGCTAAATATAGCCGCTCTGGTAGCTGCGCGTCGAAACGATCGTAAATGGTTCTACGATTAAGATCCTAGGAGAACCCTCATGAAGGTCAAAGACCTCGTTCAGGTTACTGCAAAGAATGCGTTTCTTCAATTCCCGATAGACAGTGAGCGTTATGAACTCACTGCCGTTCTCCGGAAACTCGCTACCGCTCTCGATAGAGATCGGTATTTCGATATTCCGGGGATAAAGGACGAGAAGATTCGCGATTTTGTGTACACTGCTTATAGCGCCTTCTTTCTTGCGGCGCAGTCCTACTGGGTGGTTTATCGTTTCGGTGAAGACAGTCAGTTCGTTAATAGCGTGATGAAAGAACGGAGCCGCAGGATTCCTCTTGCGACTCAGGACTACGTCCGCGAAAATAACTTTCTGATGTTGTCTTCACTGGAAGATACCACTCGGGAAGTCTGCGCTCACATGATGGGAGCGCTGTGGCATGTACTCCGGTCGCCGGCGCAAGCTGACGATCGGCTCCATTAGGAGGCAAAATGGACGCATTCGTAGCAGTGTCTCCGAAGGACTGGAGGGATTTCCATGACTTGGAATCCAACTTCTCCGGTCACCGGTGCACCTGGCACCGGGCTGACATCCCCCACCTACACGCTCGTCGCCGATGTGGCGCCGGACGTGAACGGTGTGGCCCGAGCAGTAACTACGCTCGGAGGCACCCAGACGGGTGTCGAAGTCAGTTCTCCGTCCAACCCGTTCACAATCCTAGCTACCCGTCCGAAGGTGCTTCGCACCCTCCCGAGTTTGCTAGCGAACGGGGCGTTGCCTTCTGTCCCGAAAAACACTTGGACAATCAGCCTCCGTAAGGGGGTTGATGTCCTAGCCGGCCAGCCGAAGCAGGTTATGCTTGCTAAGCTGGAAATCTCAGTGCCGGCAGGTGCCGACACTGCGGATCCGGAGAGTATTCGGGCCGGCCTTTCGCTACTCATTGGTGCTCTTTGGGAGCAGAGCAATGAGTTCGGTGATTCGATTGTTACCGGCGTCCTCTAAAAAGGGCCGCCGTAAACAACGAAGAAGAGGAGCGCTAGTGATAGCGCTCTTCACCGGAACTCTCGTGATCTACTTCGATCATGAGACCATCTTGGCTGTAATAGCCTGGATGTCAGGACTCATCAGAGCCTGGTTAGCGTAGTGCCAAACGCAACGTTGACGTTAAGGAACTGACCATGGCAATGTCAGATCAGCTCTTTTCGGACCTCTTGTTAGACCTCGGGCCTTACCTTGGGACCGACTGGAAAGTCGGAACCCCTTGGGGGCCGGATAACGACCCTAAGACAGCTGCAGCCCATGCGCTGATGGCTTCTGTCCTAAAGAAGCATCTTGCTTCGGACAGAACGTCTGATGCGCAGAATGCTGTAGCTGTTGAAAAGTTCCACAAATCGAATGAGAAATGTGGAACCTGGGTTTTTAATCCACTTACGAGTCTTGACGAGGAGCTACTGGGTGAGTTCAAATACACCCTTTATAAGTTCTTCTATCCGCAAGGGCAAAACCTCCTTTTCCACATCAACGACCTCTTTGATAGAGGGCGCTGTGGACCGGGAGTTAGTGTCGGGGGGCGAGGAGAGGACTTCTATACGAAGTTTTTCGACTCGCCTCTTACTTGTACGTCAGAGGCACTTGCAGTCGCATATAGTAACGCGACCTCGGGCGACGGGAGAGCCACATGGGCCGCGGCGGAGTCTATCCGCCAAGGCCTTTACGGCGATCCCGAGCTCGTGACAGGTAGTAGGTTCAGCTTCGTCCCGAAAGACGACACTAAATCTCGATTGATTGCCATTGAACCTTCGCTGAATATGTTTTATCAGCTTGGGCTCGGCCGACTGTTGGAGGAAAGACTCGTGTCCTTCTTTGGACTCGATATTACTTCCCAACCGCAGATCAATCAGGAGGCAGCTCGTTTCGGAAGCGCGACTGATGTTCTAGCTACGCTAGATCTAAGCGATGCTTCTGACTCAATAGGTTTACCTATGTTAGCTTGGGCCCTGCCACGTCCAGTATTGGATGTGTTACGGTTGCTTAGGTCCCCTTATGGGACCCTAGCTAACGAGCTGCTGGAACTGAACATGGTATCTACCATGGGGAACGGTTTTACGTTCCCTCTGGAGACCATAATCTTTTCCAGCGTCGTTGTCGCCTGTATCAAGTCTTTCCGGGTTAAACCGGTTCGACCGTACAGTTCGGATATCCAAAAACTTTCCAGTGATGAACTGGTCGGTTATTGGGGGGTCTTTGGAGATGACATCATATGTCATTCGCGAGTGGCCTATCGGGTCACTCGCCTCCTTGACCTTCTTGGATTTTCCGTTAACCGCGACAAGTCCTTTGTTGAAGGCGTCTTTCGCGAGTCCTGTGGTCGTGACTTCTTTAAGGGTCACGATATCCGAGGAGTTTACATAAAACGACTCGGAACACCGGAATCTCGCTATGTTGCTATCAACAATCTGAACGTTTGGAGTGCCAAGGTAGGTATTTACCTGCCCAACACTATCAAGCGGCTAGTGGACTCAGTTCGGTGGCTTCCCGTGCCGCCGGCTGAGAACCATGATGCTGGAATACGAGTTCCTTTTTTGATGGTCAAAGAAAGCGCTTCGAGAAGTCGGAAACTTGGCCAATCGATTATATATCGACGTCAAGTTGCCAACCCGAAGCGCATGACCATTAAGGAGGGGGAAATTCGTGTTCCTAAACGGACGAAGAGACGATTCTATAACCCTGAAGGGTTATTGTTAGCGTTTCTTCATGGCAGCGTAC